GGCAGCATCGGACGCGCATGGGTTGCTCCCACCGACGGACTCAAACAGAAAGACCTCTGCATGATCCCGGCGCGGCTCGCTCTGGCGCTACAGGCGGATGGTTGGTATCTGCGTCAGGACATCATCTGGCACAAACCCAACCCGATGCCGGAGAGCGTGACCGACCGCTGCACGAAGGCGCACGAATACCTGTTTTTGTTGAGCAAGAGCGCGCGGTATTATTTCGACGCGCGAGCGATTGCACAGCCGATGGCCGACAGCAGCAAGGAAAGATTGGCGCAGCCGAACCTTCCGAACCAGCAGGGAAGCGACCGCGTACCCGGAAAAACGAACGGCAACATGAAGGCGGTTGGCCCGCGCTTCGGAGGCAACAAATACGGCGACGACGACCGCGAGGAAAGCCGAACTAAGAGTGGGAACGAATACACCGGAGGCGATGGACTGGTGAACCGCCGCAGCGTCTGGACAGTGCCGACCGCGCCCTACAGCGGCGCACATTTTGCAACGTTCCCCCCGGCATTAATTGAGCCGTGCATTTTGGCGGGAAGTCGTCCGAGCGACACGGTGCTAGATCCATTCTTCGGTTCTGGAACGGTCGGGCAGGTAGCCGAGAAACTTGGGAGGCGGTGGATCGGCATCGAATTGAACCCGGCATATGAATCTCTCCAAAAGGATCGCACGCGTCAGACCGGCATGATCTTTTAACCAAACCACCGGAGGCCACATGAAACACGAACACACCTCGAAACGCATCGCCGCCATCGCCGGCCGCGTCCTCAAGGGCGGGCGGTTTTCGCTCGCCGAGCTGCGCGCCCTGGCCGCCTCGGCGCTTACCCAGGCCCGCGACAACCCCAAAAAGAAACGCGCGCGCTAGGCCGGGCCATTGGCCGACGACGCCCTGCGCAGCGCCGTGCACGACGCCCTCTACCGGGTGGCGGTGCGCGCCGGCGCCGGCGAAATCGCCGCCATCGAGGCGGCCGATGCCGAGTGCGCGGCGCTCGATGCCGAGTTCGGCGCCGCCCGCCACTACTGGCCGGCGCAGAACAATGGCGCGCGCCAGCGCGCCATCGCCCAGGATCTGGCCGCTGGGCTAGACCCGAACGCGGTCGCCCTCAAGCATGGCGTTAGCCGCAAAACCGTCACCCGCGCGCGCCGCGAGCCATTCGACGACAACGGCTTCGGCGGCGACGGCTGGGTGTTGAAGTAATCCGATCACTGTTCACCTTGTCCCGTCGCGCGGGACAAATCTTGCCTAGTTTTGTCCACGGCGTTTATTCCATGCTTCGCCCATGCTCGGAAAAACGATCGAAGCGCGCGTAGTAGGGCGAAAATCAAATAGCCAGACGAACGAGCGCGCCGAAGCGCGCGTAGTAGGGCGTCCTTAGATGGCCTGGACGCAAGCCGACGTCGACGCCCTCGAAGCCGCCATCGCCTCCGGCGAGCTGAGCGTCCGTTTCCGCGACCGCGAGGTCACCTACCGCAGCATGCCCGAACTGATCGGCGCCCACCGCCTGATCAGCAACAAGGTCAACGGCGTCACCGGCCCGCGCCACCGCACCGCCGATTTCACCGGCGATTCCTCCGAATGAACAGACGAGCGAGCGCGCCGAAGCGCGCGCAGCAGGGCGACCGAAAATGAATTTTCGGGACGCCACCCTCGCCACCGGCCGCGCCCTGCTCGCCGGGTTGCGCGCCGCCGAAACCGGCATCACCCAAACCATCGACCGTTCGATCGCCATCGCCTCGCCGCACCTGGCGCTCAAGCGCCAGCAATACCGCGGCCTCATGGCCTACTACGAGGCCGTCAAACCCACCCGCCTGCGCCGCGCGCGCGTCAAAGACGGCACCGGCGACGCCGCCGTCAGCGGCAACGCCCACAAGCTGCGCGCCTACGCCCGCGACCTGGAGCGCAACCACGACCTGGCGCGCGGCGCCATCAACCGCCTGGTGCAAAACATCGTCGGCCCGGCCGGTATCGCCGTCGAGCCGCAGCCGCGCACCAAGACCGGCGAGATCCACGAAGATATGGCCCGCCAAATTCTCGCGCTCTGGCGAGATTGGGCCAAGCGCCCGGAGGTCACCTGGTCGCACGATTGGCCGTCCGCGCAGCGCGCGCTCTGCCGCGCCTGGGTGCGCGACGGCGAGGCGCTGGCGCAGATGCTGGCCGGCACCGTGCCCTACCTCGACCACGGCACGCGCGTGCCGCTGTCCATCGAGTTGTTCGAGTCCGATTCGCTGCCGCTCGACTACAGCGACGAGGGTTTGTCCGTCGTCCAGGGCGTCGAGCGCAATGCCTGGGGCCGGTCGACCGGCTATTACTTCTACAAAACCGACCCCTCGAAACTCTACCGCCTGGCGACGGTCGGCGACCTGAAGCGCGTGCCGGCCGACCGCGTGCTGCACGTCAAGCTCGCCGACCGCCTGCTGCAAGCGCGCGGCGTGTCGATCTTCGCCTCGGTGCTCACGCGCCTCGACGACATCAAGGATTACGAGGAGAGCGAGCGCATCGCCGCCAAGGTCGCGGCCTCGATGGCGGCCATGATCAAAAAGGGCACGCCCGACCAATACCAGGCCGACGCCGGCAGCCAGGACGAAAACGGCGACCCGATCCCGCGCAACCTGAAATTCCGCCCCGGCATGGTGTTCGACGATCTGCTCCCGGGCGAAAGCATCGAAACCATCGACACCAAGCGCCCCAACCCGGTGCTCGAGGCGTTCCGCAACGGCCAGCTGCGCGCCGCTGCCGCCGGCCTGGACGTCAGCTACTCCAGCCTGGCGCGCGACTACAACGGCACCTACAGCGCCCAGCGCCAGGAGCTGGTCGAACAGTGGGCCGCCTACGCCGTGCTGTCCGCCGAGTTCGGCGCGCGCATGGTGCGCCCGGTGTACGAGCGTTTCCTGTTGGCCGCGCTCGCCGCCGGCCTGCTAAAACTGCCGGCCGATCTCGACCCGGCGTCGCTCGACGACGCCATCTTGATCGCCCCGCAAATGCCATGGATCGACCCCGAGAAAGAAGCCAACGCCGCCCTGCTGCTGGAAAACTCCCGCTACGCCAGCGGCCCGGAGATCATTCGCCGCCGCGGCCAGAACCCACGCGACGTGCTGGAGCAAGAGGCCAACTGGCAAAAGCTGCTGCGCGACAAAGGTCTGCTCGTCGACCCCAAGCCGGCCGCCGACGCCAACGCGCGCCGCGCCACTACCACGGTCACGCAGCCATGATCCTGGACAAGAATGTCGCCCTGCTGCGCGCGCTTCGGCGCGCTCGCTCGTCTGGACAAATCATGCCTAGTTTTGTCCACGCCCGATCTGAAATCATCGCGTAACGATACGGAGAACAGCCGATGAGCAAGAAACCGAAAGCGCCCAAAGCGGTGATGCCGAAGTCCGGCGAGCTGCCCTGGTACACCGTCCGCGCCCTCGGCGCCGACAGCGCCGAGGTGTTGATCTACGGCGACATCGGCGAATCGTGGTTCGGCGAGTCCGTCACCGCCAAGCAGTTCGTCGGCGATCTGCAAGCGCTGGCCGACAAATCCCTGACGGTGCGCATCAACTCGTTCGGCGGCTCGGTCGCCGACGGCCTGGCGATCTTCAACGCCATCCGCAACCATCCGCTGCCCACCACCGTCGCGGTCGACGGCGTGGCCATATCCATCGCCTCGCTCATCGCCATGGCCGGCGACACCGTCACCATGGCCGAGAACGCCCTGATGATGATCCACGATCCCTGGGGCGGCGCGGTCGGCAACGCCACCGTCATGCGCCAGTACGCCGACGTGCTCGACACCCACGCCAAGGCCATGGCCACCAGCTACGCCAGCCAGACCGGCCAGCCGATCGAGGACATGCTGGCGCTCATCACCAACAACGCCGAACACTGGTACACCGCCGACGAAGCGCTGGCCGCCGGCCTGGTCGATTCCGTCACCGCCGCCGCCAACGACGGCGAGGCCGCCAGCCAGGCGGCGCGCTACCGCCAACAAGCCTTTTCCCGTTTCAAAGTTCCCGCGGCGGTCGCCGCCGGATTCCGCCAACCCCCACAGGAGGTTATTAACATGCCCGAAGTCATCAACCAGGCGGCCGCTGCTCCCACCGCCGCCCCGGCCGCGCCGGATACCAACGTCGTGCAGATCGAGCAGGCCGCCGAGGCCCGCGCGCTTGCCGCCCTGAAAGACCGCAACGCCGCCATCGACACCGCGTTCGGCAAGTTCATGCACGTCGACGGCGTCGCCGACCTGCACCGCGCCTGCCTGAGCGACCCGGCCGTCAGCGCCCAGCAGGCCGCCGCCAAGCTGCTCGCCAAGCTCGGCGAAGGCAGCGCGCCGATCGCGCCCACCGCCTCGGGCCGCGTCGGCGCCGGCCAGGACCAGAGAGACAAGCACATCTCCGCCATGGGCCAGGCGCTGGCCGCGCGCATGGGCGCGGATAAACCCGACGCCGCCAACCCGTTTCGCGGCATGCGCCTACACGAACTGGCGCGCGCCAGCCTGCGCGCCTCGGGCGTGAACCCGGACGGCATGTCGCTCATGGACATCGCCTCGGCGGCGCTCTCGCGCCAAGCCCCGCGCGGCGCGCAGACCACCAGCGATTTTCCGGTGATCCTGGAAAACACCCTGCACAAACTGGTGCTGACCGGCTTCATGGCGCAGACCTCCACCTGGCAGCGGTTCTGCAAAATCGGCGACGTCAGCGATTTCCGCGCGTGGCAGCGGCTGGTGCCGGGCCTGCTCGGCAATCTCGACACCGTCAACGAGGCCGGTGAGTACAAGAACAAGGCCATCCCGGACGGCGTCAAGAACAGCGTGACCGCCACCCGCAAGGGCAACATCATCCAGATCACGCCCGAGACGCTGATCAACGACGACACTGGATACATCCAGACCATGGCCAGCGGCCTGGGAGCCACCGGCCAGCGCGCCATCGAGCGCGCGGTGTACGCGGTGCTTACAGCCAACGCCAACCTCAGCGACGGCGTGCCGCTGTTCCACGCCACCCACGCCAACCTTGCCGGCAGCGGCGCGGTGCCGTCGGTCGCCACCCTCGACGCCGCGCGCCAGGCAATGATGAGCCAGACCGCTCCGGGCGCCGATGCCGAATACCTCGACATCTCGCCGGCGGTCGCGGTGGTGCCGCTCGCCCAGGGCGGCAACATGCGCGTGCTGGTAAACGCGGTCTACGACCCGGATACCGCCAACAAGCTCCAGCGGCCGAACATGGTCAACGGCATCGTCAAGGACATCGTCGAAAGCCCGCGCGCCGCCGGTACCGCCTGGTACCTGTTCGCCGATCCGAACGTCGCCGCCTGCCTTGAGGTGGTGTTCCTGGACGGCCAGCGCGCGCCGATGGTGACGGAAGAAATCAATTTCCGCACCTCCGGCCTGGCGTGGAAGATCGAGATGCCGTTCGGCGTGGGGGCAGTCAGCCACCTCGGCGGATACAAGAACCCCGGCGCGTAAACCGGCCTGAACGCGGCGGGCTAACCCCCGCCGCGTCACTGGATCAAACCCAACACAGAGGAACCAAACATGAACAACTACATCAACGAAGGTGGCATCCGCACCGTCACCAACGGCTCCGGCAGCGCCTGGGTATCCGGCCAGGTGGTAGTGGTCGGCAAACAGATTGGCGTTTGCGCCGTGGACATCGCCAACGGCGCCAGCGGCGAGGTGGCCTTCAGGGGCCGCTTCACCGTGCCCAAGGTCAGCGCCGCGGTTTTTGTCAACGGCGAGAACGTGATCTGGGATGCCTCGACCGCGTCCTTCGATGACAACCTGCTGACGCCCGCCACCGGCGATGTCAGCAATGGCGCGATCGCGGCGGTGGCCGGCAGCAACGGCCAAACCACCACGGAAATCATCCTGAATAATCTGATCGGTACCGTCGCCTAATCCTAAAGGCCATGAGCGGCACCGCCCACCGGCTCGACGGCACCCTCACCGCCCGCGCGCGCCTGCGCGCGTGGCGGCGGTCGCGGCGCGTCAAACGCGCCGCGCGCCTGGTGTTGGTGCTGCTGGCGGTATCGGGCGCCACGGTCGCGGCCGATTTCGGCTACCAGGTGGCGCGCGACTGGCAGGCATTCGAGCGCTTCAAGGAGGCCAACACCGCCAAGGCCGCGCGCATGGCGACACACGCCAAGGCGATGTTCGACGAGTTGTGCGTGAAGCTCGCGCCCCACAAGCGCGATTCGCGCGCCGAGAAAATCTGCGCGGCCGTTATCGAGGAAAGCCTGGCGGCCGGCGTGCCGCCGGCCGATGGCCTGGCCGTGGTCAAGATCGAAAGCGATTTTAACCTGGCGGCCATGAGCGCCGCCGGCGCGTTCGGCCTGACGCAGATGCGCCTGGCGGTCCACCAGCCCGGCAGCGCCTGCGACCTGGCGATGGACGCGCGCTGCAACTTGCGCGCTGGCTTCGCCTACTACAACCACCTGCTCGCCGCGTTCGGCGGCAACCAGCGCCTGGCGCTGACCGCCTTCAACCGCGGCCCGGGCACGGTGCGCGCCGCGCAGCGCGAGGGCGAAGATCCCGACAACGGCTATTTCCAACGCTGGCGGAACGCGCGCGAGGCGGCCTATGCGGTATAGCACCGCCGCCCTGAACGCCACCGTGCTGACCACGTTTGCCCAGCCGGGGCTGGTGTGGGTGGGCGCGTCCGCGCAGCCGATCGACGGCGTGCTCACCGAGCCGCGCTTGAACGCCAAGCTCGGCGATGTGCCGCTCGACCGCCTCGACCCGGTGTTCGTGGTCGACACCGCCGACTGGCTGGCGCTCAACGCCGCCGCCAACGCCCGCCTCGACGTCGGCGACCGACGCTTCACGATCGTCAAGCCGCGCGCCGACGACGGCGGCATGACCGAGTTGGTGCTGCGGGCGTTCGTATGAAATTTGATAATAATTCTTGCCGCAAAGGCGCAAAGGGCGCAAAGAACGGCAACAAAAATCTTTTATGGGTAAATCCGGAAAAGGTTTTCTTTGCGCCTTTGCGCCTTTGCGTTGAGTCTTTTTCGGGGTTTTTTTATGGCCCTTGATCGCATCGTCATCGAAATCGAAGGCGCCGACGCCGTCGCCAAGGAGTTCGAGGCCAAGCCCGCACAGATCGAGCGCGCCGCGTTGCGCGCCATCCGCAAGGTCACGACCTACGGCGGCAAGCTGGTGGCGAAAGAGCTGGCCGCCGCCCGCGGCCTGCCGCTCTCCGCGCTCACCGCCCGCGGCAACGCCGGCCGGCGCGTGCGCTACCGGCTGGCCGCGCGCGCCGGGCGCGGCGGCAAAACCAGCAACGCCCGCGCCGGGTCGTTCCTGGGCGTGAACGCCGATACCGGCAACACCCAGGGCGTCATCTGGATCGGCCGCAACCCGATCAAGGCCGCCTACCTGGGCACGCCGAAACAGGAGCGCGCCGGCGCGCGCGCCGGGAAACATTTTTTCGAGCGCGCCTTCGTGCGCGCCCTGCGCTCCGGCCATGTCGGCGTGTTCCGGCTCGCCTCGAACCCCACGTACCGATCCAAGGGCCGCCCGGCCGATTGGTCGCCGAACCTTCCCATCGACTCCGTCACCGTCGAGTTGACCGAGGCCCGCGCCATCGCCGAGCGCGTGGCCGCCCTTATCCCCCAACGCCTGAGCGAGCTGCTGCGCCAGGAATTGAACTACGAGGTGAACGTGCGTGTATAACCTGCTATCCGCCGGCGTCGCCATCCTCGATCGCCTCCGCGACCAGGTACCGGATTTCAGGACGGTCGAGCCGGCCGCGTTCCTGTCGGCGCAGGACGACATCGCGCCGCTCTGCCCGGCGGCGTTCGTCGTGCCCGGCCACGGCGAAGAGGTCAAGCGTGGCGACGAATCCATCCTCACCGTCGAGCGCCAGTATTGGCAGGTGACGGTGTGCGTCGCCTACCTGCACGACGACACCGATCCCGGCGCCGCCGATGCCGCCGCCGGCAAGCTGTTGGCCTTGGTGCGCAAGGCGCTATGGGCGTGGGCGCCGAGCGCCGACCACAGCGTGCTGCAATGGGTCGACCGCCCGGCGCCGTTTTATGAAACCGGCTATGCCGAGTTTCCGGTGCGCTTTCGCGCCGACCTGAAACTGAAATCGCTGCTTAATTAGCCCGGAGAACCCATGGCGAAGAAAAACGACAGACACGAGATCGACGGACCTGACGCGCCCGCCATCGCCACACGCGACAGCGGGCTAGTCACCGTCGTATTGAAACGCGAGCACACCCACCGCGGCCTGCGCATCCCGGCCGGTGGCACGCTCGACCTGTTACCCCGCCAGGCCGACGCCCTCAAGGCCGCGGGCGTGGCGCTGTAAAGCGAACCCTTGAACCCTTGACCAGGAGACCATAGACATGAGCGGACTAATTCTCGCCGGCGACGTATTCATCGACCGTTTCACCGATGGCGGCGTCGCCACCGGCTACCGCGACGCGGTGAACACCACCAAGCTCGAGATCACCCACCCCGACCCGGACAAAAAGGACCGCATCTCGCGCATGCAGGCCACGCTCGGCCAGGCGCTCGACTCGGTGCTGTTCCCCAAGCCGACCGAAATCTCCATCGCCATCGACGACCAGCCGGCCGACATCCTGGCCATGGCGCTGCTCGCCACCGAGACCACCATCTCGGTCACCGGCACCACCGTCACCGACGAAGCCAAGACCCTGATCCTCAACAAGTGGATCAGCCTGGCGCAGCGCAACATCAGCGCCAGCGGCTTTAACCTCTCGACCGTCGCCGTTCCCGGCACGCCGCTGGTGGAAAACACCGACTACAAGGTGCACCGCGAGGCCGGCTTGGTCATGGCGCTCAACTCCGGCGCGGCGGTCGCCTGCCTGATCGACTACACCTACGGCAACCTGGCCGGCACCCGCCTGAGCGGCGGCGGCCGCACCACCATCAACTGCAAGCTGCTGCTGAACGGCACCAACAAGGCCACCGGCAAACTCTGCCGCCTGGAGATCGACAAGGCCACGCTCGCCCCGAGCGCGCCGATCGACTGGCTGAGCGGCGAGTACATCACCACCGAGCTAAAGGGCACGGTGTCGATCGTATCCCCGGCCACGGTCCCGTACCGCTACGAGGAAACCAGTTAGCGAAGCGAGACTAGATAATAATTCTTGCCGCAAAGGCGCAAAGGACGCAAAGAACGGCAGCAAAAAAACTACTTAAAAAAGGTTTTCTTTGCGTCCTTTGCGCCTTTGCGGCAGAAATAATAGGTAATCATTAATGGCCGGCGACATCGAAACCAAGATTGCCATCCTCGCCGAAACCGAATCGGCGCGGAGCAATATCGGCCGTCTCGACCAGGC